GGTGGAACGGGCGCCAATGTGCAGCAGGTGTTGACCGAGGCCACTATCGACATATTTACCTGCATGCCGGTCGGCAACAACCGTGCAAATACCGGTATCGGCCAAGGTTCCGAATATCTCGGCATCTCCCATATTTCCCAGGTCACCGTGGATGCGTTTAACGGGACCGGGACGATTGAGGCCCCGCAGGAACCGAAGCCTCCTGAGGAGAAGCTGAGCAGTGAAGCCGACATGAGGACGCTGGATGGCGTGAACGGCGAGGTTCAGGTCGAGTTCCATGCGACCGAGCGCTATATCAAGCGCAGTGACAAGATTTATACCCGTATCATCCTGTGTCATACGCAGGGCGCGGGCCTTGGCAAGGCGGTTACCGATTCCGTCAAGACCAACTCATGTGTCCATTTCGTCGTCGGCAAGAATGAAGGGCAGATTTCTATCGACGATGACGGTTCCGGCACTGATGGCTTCATTCAGCTCGTCGAGATTTCAAACGATGCTGGCATGTTCAGCAGCTACAAGATCGGCGGTGAAAAGGCCAATGAGGGTGCGGTCATTGTTCAGGTGGTCGGAAGTGCGTTGGACGGCTATACTGACTACCAAAAACAGATCGTCGCGGATATTGTAAACCATGTAAGGAAGGCCAGCGGAAACTCCAGTCTCCCGCTGGTTACGCCGGACGGCTTTGACGGCATGCCCAGTCCGAGCCTCTCCATGGTCAAATACATGATGTAAGGAAAGATATGGCAGGAACGAAGAACGAAGGATGTTTGCCGAAGGATAATGCGGCTTCCGGGACCGGCAAGGCCGGTGCTGCTGGCCGTGCCGCCCGCGGACGCAAGACTGCATCCGGTTCGGGCCAGGTTGGCGCGGCTGCCGGTGTAGGTGTATCTGCGGGTGTCCGCGATGTCACCAATTCTGACGGTTCCAGCGGGAAGTCGTCAGTGTCTTCTGCAACGGGCGGGGGCGAAAGCGCTACCGCGAAAAGCGAGAAGCAGGGAAAGAACCTCTACGAGTATCTTGACTCGTTTGCTTCGGCGGTAGAAAACAGCGCTCCGGTAAACGCCATTAACGGCGTGACGAATAAGATCAACAGCGTGGACTGTGGCGATGTGGTCTATCAGTTCATGGTTGACAATGTGCCCTATTTCAAGCAGGCGGTGAACCTGCTGAACAAGGGCGTGAACTTCATGAATGGCCTCAGTACCGGCATTTCACTTTCTACTACCCTGGCCGGTTCGGATTTCGTCCAGAAGATATGCGACATGCTCGCGAAGATTTTCGGGACGATTGACGGATATGTCGAGATTACGACAAAGGCCGCGTTCGTCGTGTTCAAGCGTATTGACGCGATGTTGGAACGGCTCGAAAATACCTTGATGAACCTTACCGAGGCGGTGAAGAACTGCATACTCGATGTCTTCCGTGACCTTGCTGCATACTTGAAGAAAGCGCTTAACCTCGGCCTCAACATTGACTGGAGTTCCCTCATCGGCCTCATGCAGGACTGTCCGTGTGTTGCCCGTGTCATTGCGGCCCTTACCGGTTGCCAGGAAGATGACGCGGGAAATAACATCCGCAACAATCCGGCAGCCATCGTCCTTTGCATACAGGACAAGTTCCCGTTCCTCACCCCAGTGAACCTCACGACTGCCGTCGATGCCGTCTATAACGATTACATCAAGCGCTACATCGAGATGGCCTTCGGCTACATCGAATCCTGGATTGCGTATGTGTACAACAAGATGATCAAGCCGTTCCGCTGCCTTATGAAGAAGTATGCAGAGATGCTCCTGTACAAGGTGGATGTGACCGGGTTTATCAATTCGCTCGGTTCGTTCTCGTGTTTCCTTGTCTATTCCGAGGAATACAAGAAGGGCAAGAAGTTCTATGGCATGTCCATCATCGACATGATAAACACCTACCGCCAGTGGATCCCGTGTTTCCAGCATGCGTGCCCCAGCTTCTCGGAGAAGGTGAAGACGCGCAGTCAGGAAATCTACAAGGACTTGCGTCTCGATGACAAGTATTGGCGCAGCGCATACGCCATCGACATCTACATGATGTGCATCAATGCTCCGCTCGAAGGCCTTAGCCCTCGCGACAGCATGCTGCGTTCGATGTACCCCGAAAGCCCGATTGACCTCATCAACAGCTGGTTCAAGAGCTCCAAGAACAACAAGAAGGAAGCCGACGGGGAGGTTTCCGGGATGGACAATGCGGTCGCCTCCGTCGATGAAATGGAGGCCTACCAGAAACAGAACAATGGCAGGCTCCCGCCGAACTCGCCGGACCCACTGTCCAACATTGTTGCATTGGACGGGAAGATTGATACGGAAAACAGCCCCAACCAGGGCGATGACGCTATCGACATCAATGCGGAGAACGCCATTGTCGCGATGATGGAGAACATGCACGCTGCCGGCGAGTCGTACTATGTGGAGAAGTTCTACCAGCTGATAAGACTGATGGGTTCCTACTCTACATCGTCGAAGTTCATCGACAAGGCCAACGAGCTGCTCTCGACTATCGAGGCGGTCGATACGACCTACCGTTACACCGGCGACTACATGCAGCTCGACTCCGGGCGGTCGGATGTCGATTTCGACGACCCCGAGACTGTCGCGTCATACACCCTCGAAGATGACTATGACGAGAAGCGTGTCGCCAGGTTGAGCTCGGCCACGGCATTTGCCGGATATACCGAAAAGCGGGGTACGCGCCAGGCGCATTACGCGAGGAGGTATAGTGTCATCGCAGGTTAATTACTACACCGACTGCAAGAAGGGCACCTATACCTTGCGCAACCCGCAAAAGTATATGCCCAACATTGCCCCGCCCGAATACAAGTCGTCGTGGGAGGAGCGGTTTTTCGTTGTATGCGACATAAACCCGTTCGTAACTCTCTGGGGCTACGAACCGTTTGAGATTTCCTACTACTCCCCGCTTTACCAGAAGCAGTGCCTTTACAAGCCTGACATCTATCTGGAGTGCTGCTATAAGGACGGGCGAACCGATCGGTATCTTATCGAGATTAAGCCCGAAAGCTATTCCACAATTCCCGAACCACCGAAACCGCCAAAGAGCGGCCTTTCGGATCCGAAAAAGATGGAGAGATACAGGAAGAAAATGGCAGCCTACGACCGCAAGAACATGGATGTCCTGGTGAACTATGCCAAGTGGGAGGCTGCGAAGCTGTGGTGCCGTTCACAGAATGTGAACTGGCTGGTTGCCACGGAAGCCAACATGGGCGACCTGTTCAAACAAAGCACGATTATTTAAACGGGACTCCGGCCCACTGGGATGCGGAGTTCTCGCTAGTCTTTGCCTTGCCCGGATTTTGGTTCGGGTATGCCTCGTATGTCCACTGCGGGAACGCGTCCGCAGCTTTTTTCTGCCAGTCGGTGCTGGTGCTCTTCGCGTCATCAGGCGGCTTGCCGTTCTTCTTTGGCTGGCCTGCCGGCGGGACTTCCGGGTACATTTTGAGTTGATCCGGGAGCGCAGAGAATTTCGGGAGCAGCCTGTCCTTGAACGACTTGTCGTAGTATGTATGGCTGATTGCGTTGAGCGAGGATGTCTCGTCCTTCGTATTGAGATGGGTCTTGCGGTTCGGACGGCTTTCCTCGAAGAAGGAACGGTTGAACACGCCCGTATTCTCGTCCACACCGGCGGTGCCGGTCACGATGCTGCCCTCGATGGTGTTGTCGCGGAGGCCACGGAGTTCGGACTTCGATGTTCCCTGGAAAGCGTTCGGATATTTGAACTGGACCTCGAACTGGTAGAACTCGCCGCTTTCCTGGTTCTTGAGCGTTCCCATGGCCGGGGCATCCGGCAGGACGCATGAGTTGAACTCGAACGCCTGGGCGAGGTCGTCCGTTGTGAAATATACCTTCGATGTGCGCTGGAACTCGTTTGCGGCATCGCCGATTGCGGTAGTCATCTCGCTGAATACATCGACGCAGACGAGGATTTTCTGGAATGTGCTGCGCACTTTGAGGACGCGAGTTGAAAACTGGACATTGAACAGCGCGTTGAAGAACTGCCACCACATGAAATACGGGTCGTCGATCACTTGCAGCGACAGGATGCCCGGTCCCTGGTATTTCGTAAGGAGCGGGTAGGGCATTGTATTCTTGATGGAGTCGATGTTTATTTCCTGGACCTCGGCTTTCGCCGGGCCAATCTTCACATCCTGGCTCACCCAATACATGTTGAGAATGTGGTTCCGCGAATCGTAGTGCAGGTCCAGCCATGCCTTGAACGCCTCGTGCTTGAACGGGAAGAGCCCGTGCGCGAGCTTCTTGGCCTTCGTATTGCGGTCGATGTTCGTGTTGAGGTCCATCACGCGGAGGGCCTCCTCCACATACGGTCCTTGCAGGCTCACATTGTAACGGTTAAGGACATGCCCGCGGGCATACTTGTAGAACTTCGCGTAGATGTATTCATGGAACGGCCGATAGTCGTTCATCTGACGAGCGGACGCAGCGGCGGACGCGGCGCCACTTGCGTCGTATGCAGCCTGCCCGCCGGTTGATTGCCGCGGGGTCGGCGAAGTCGCTGGATTTACTCCTCTATCTGCCATTATGTGTACCTGTCAGTTCCATTTGAGACACAAATCGCGGTCATTAAGTCGTTCGGGTCCGGCAGCCTGATAAGCCTGCGGTTCTCGTATTGCATCGAAATCGTAAAGGCGGCAACATCGAGGTTGCCGGGCGTGATGTCTATGTCGCTCAACTCGGTGATGCGGCATCGCTCAAAACGCCAAATCATGTATTCCTGCGCAACATCGTCGCCCGCGTGGATTTCCACGAAGGGGATCCAGGTGAGGCGGTTGCGGTAGCGCTTGTCGAAACTATACACCCTATGGTTCACATCCTGGATCGGGGAACCCCCGATCTGACCGCCCATGACGGTCCGCATGTAGCGGTCGATTGCGTAGTAGTTCTCGTAGCGGTTGTCGCAGAACATGTTCACCGTCAGAATCTTGTTGAACTGGTTGTTTTCCGAGACAGGGATTCTCGTGCTGAACAGGTAGTGGTGTTCTTTGACATATTGCAGGGATAGGCCGGGGCAGACGAACTTCCTGATGTTGGCATTTACCGACTCGGCAGCCGGTGCCGTGTAC